GCTTCCGCTGGCTTGTCTGCCGTTTCCGTTGGGGTTAGGGGTGTTGATACCTCCCCCGATGTCACAACCGCCCAATAGTTGAGAATACAAGGCGACTAGTCCGTAACATTGCCCGTTACCTACGCTAGTACCTACCCGTGATTTGATTTCATTTAGTGCTTTTAGCGTTTCTGTTGCTTCTGCCATGTTTTACCCTTTCTGTAACTCGTCTTGAATGGTTGAAAGCCATGCGTTCGCCTGCTCTATGCGTTCCGCTTCCTTGTAAGCCACTCCCTCCCAGTTGTTCATAAAGTCGCTTGCGTTGGTGCTGGCGCTGGCTGTAGAACTGGCTACCCGTCTAAACGTATCCGCTCGGCTCTCTTGGTTCATGAATTGAAATTGTAGGTTAAAATCCCACAATGATTTCCCTTGGCTTCGTGCAAAGTTCAAAAGCTCTTCCGCCCTTGGACCCGTCCACTGCCCGATTCCAATACCTATCCAGTGGTTACCGTCTGACCCTCTATAGCCTGCTTCATTTAAGCTGATAGAGTAGAGACTAGCAAAAGCGCCCCAGCTTCCCATGAGATTCTCGGCTGTTGGCTCTGATTCCATTTTCTCGTACTCATATCCTGTAGCATAGTCCGCCTCGTATTTCTTGGCTGTGACGTTGCTTTCTGCTGAGAAATTCCCGATAATTCCAGCGATACCCTCCGCCGTTGCGTCTGGTACTAGTTTTTTAATAATTCGGGTAACCAGTCTAACACGGTTTTCCTCTGTTGACGTGTCGCCCTCTTCGTTGGTGTTTCCACTTCCACCGCTTGAGCTACTGCCTGATGTGCGATAATTACGGCTATTCTTTCGCCCAATCTCTGCAACGCTTCCTGTGATGTTGGATAAGATTTCTATATAGGTCTTGTCTCCCTCGGTTGTCTCCTTGTATTTTACCCCGATGTCACGGCTTAGATACATGTTGACAATCTGATTAACGGTAGAACTACCGTCCTGATTCAAACCGAAAAGGTGTTTATAAAGGTTCTCCAAGTAAAAGCTATCATACTTTTTGCCCTGAAAGATAAACGGCTTACTTGCACCCGATTTCAAATTTACAGGGATAAAAAAGTATTTAAAGGTTTTTTGCATACCTGAATAACTCATGTTTACAGGTCTGTTTGCCTTGGTGGTCATCTTAATAGTAGGTTTTGCCACAACTACAAGCCACTCCGTATCTATTCCAACCTCTCCAGCTCTTGTAGCGTACTTTGTTCCGACTGAAAACCCTTGCTGACTGTCTTTTAAAGCCCACAACTCATTAGGCAAGGTCTGCTGTTCTACCTGTCCTATTACGTTTAGCGCTTTCAATTCGTGCTGGTAGGTGTTCCAAACGTCCACCTCGTAAATAATGCGTGTAGCGTCTTCATTGATATAAAGCACGTCAAAGACAAAGGCATAGTAGGTTCTTCCATTGTTAATAAACCTCATATACGTTACATTTTCATATTTCTCTACCCGTCCAGATACCACGATAGAGCCATTTCTTTGGGTATATTGAAACTTGTCATACTCGTACACAATTTCTATATGCGGATTCTTCTTTGTAAAAAAATCCTCCATGGCGTCCCTTGTCTCAAAATTTATGACATTAGCATAATCATTCTTAAAAGGGCTTTTTGCATATAACCAGATTTTAGTTGATTCCTTCATCTCTTACTCCTTTAAAAATAGGAGGGCTGAAACCCTCCCTTATTCTTGTCCTATCTGACCCTGTCCCAGCCATTGACCCGACTTTCTCACGCTATGGGTAGCTGAAACTGCTTGCCCAACTGCGTTTGCTGGTTGTTAGCTGAGGTCTTGCCAACCGCCTTTCCTCTGTTGGAAGATACCACTTGCACGGTTCAAGGTCTTAAAGATTCCGTTTTTACGGATTGCCCACGGTTTCAACGTTTTAGGCTTTTTCTTGTTGGTATTATATAGGTACATACCCACATAAAATGAATTGTCTGAATATTGTCCGTCTGGATAAGATACATTTATATTTAAGGCACTGGCTGATGAACTTTCTTCGGGTGGTATGGTCACGGTAAAGTCTTGGGCAACTTCATCATTTTTAATCACTTCATCGGTTGTATATCCGCTAAACGTCCAAACGGTTCGCCCGTTGATTTTAATATCATATTCTACCCGATACCCAGCATTTGAGCTGACCCGTTTACTCCACCAGAAAAGCGCCTTTACTCTGATTTTCGCTGTGATAGAATTATCATCGTTTTTTGTCTCTTCTAGGATTTCAACGGATTCGCCCCAGAACCTCATAGACGCCCAGACGGAAGGGTCATTTTGCCCATACTGTATATAAGTCGTGTTGCCGTTCGTCATGTAACCGTAGTCTGTATCACCTGAGAACTGCCACGCGTTGGCATAGGCTTCCGTCCAAGGCGCTATACCCGTACCAAAGTTTTCTACGTTGGCTGTGGTAGAGGTTGAAAATCGTGCTTCTAAAGGCATTAGATACCTCCTGACAAGTCGTTTTCTGTGCTTCCGTTATTCGTCCTGATAAAGCTGTTACCGTCTGGCGTACCACCAAACAAGTTGATATTACCCGTTGCGATGTTGCGCCCTTGGTTAAAGCCACCAGTCAAGCCACCAGTCCAAGCGCCTGAACCCTCAAGGTTTTCAATGATTTTACGCAAAGCATTTTGCAAGCCTGCGTTAGCATTTTCTAGCGCTTTAATCCGTTCTTTTAGTGCGTTGTTTTCCGCTGTGATACGGTTGTTTAAGGTTTCAACTTCCTTTGTGATTCGGTCGTCAAGCTTCTTGATTTCTTTTTCTAGCTTGTCGTTTAAAGCGTCAATCCGTCCGTCTAGGCGCTTAACTTCATCATCTACTTTCTTTTCAAGGTCAGCGATTTTCTTATTGACTTTAGCTATTTCAGCGTCAATATAAGGCTTGATAATCTTGTTATAGTAGATGTCCGCTTTTTCGTTAAACCAGTCGTCCGCTTCCTTGCTTTCCATGTAACGGTGGATAAGCAACGGGATAAGTTGCTCTAGGAGTTCGGTCAAAGCGTTCTTATAGTCTTCTAGCTCACTTTCCAGCGCTACAAAGTCGTCCAGTAGTTGCTTAAAGGCACGCTGTAGCCAAGCCAAAAGCTCGTAGATTGAATTGGCATTATCAAAGCTGGTAGGAATGGAGGGGATAAGCCCCCAACGTTCCACCCAGTAAGAAGAATAGCGCCCACGGTAAGCCCTGAAAAACTCGTCTTTAAATTCTTCTGGATTCATGTTTTAAAATCCTTTCTTATTGTGGTACTGCTGCACCGTTTAAACGTGTTCCATCGCCTACCAGTTTTTGGAAATTAAACCAAAGATTTGCAGGATGGTCTAAATAGAATTTAGCAAAAACATTATAGTTTTCTTGTGATTTATCAAGCGGTTGTTTTAATGTAACATGTAAGCGTAGTTGCCCTTTTCCTAATGGGTCTTCTACGTCTCCACCGCCTATCATGTCAGCCATATAAGGGCTTGTATATAGTTTAATAAACATTTTTTCATTTTCAAATGTTTTATTGTTATCAAAATCACTTTTTCTTAACACTAAACGGTCAATAATTCGTGAATTGTGGATAAAGTCAACTTCGATATTTTCGTTTAATTGGTCAAGGTTTGTCATTCCAAAAAACATATTATCATAATCAAAATTGAGACTTCCAGAGAAAACACTATAAGGCAAGTTTGATTCTACATATTGCTGAACTTCATCTTTAAATGCGTCTTTGTCAAAAGGTTCTGCTGATGTTCCGCCTGAATGTTCGTTAATTTTAGTAGTCAATTCTTCTTTGACTTCTCCGATGAATTGTTTGATTTCAGTTTCTTTTGCTGTAACCGTTGTTGTTACAAACTCTTTAACCTTATCATCATGAATAGTCAAGCTACCCTCTGCTTTTTCAACTGTTACCAGTTCGCCATCATGCAATGGAAACTGTGTCAAGTCTTGGCTGATGGTTGCTGTTTTTTCTTGGTACGGGTCTGTTCCGTCTTGTGTGTGACTGGTACGGATGTAAGGCACGTTAGACTGTACATAGTCCACTTTGTCGCGGTCAGCTTTTAAGACTAGGTTAGTGTCCCCGTTCTTATCCTGTGAAACGTCTGCAAGTGCTTGCTTACCCTCAATGGTTAGGCTCTCCACTCCCTGATGTTTCTGGAATTTAATCCAAGAGTGAATACCCCTTACTAGCTTGGTTGTCTTTGCTTTTGGGTCGTAAGTTTCATTGCTATTTGTTACCATCTTCTTTTTTCTCCTTTGTTTTGTCAATAATTTTGATTGAGTTCGGATAGAGTTCTTTTAGGTCTGCTAGGTATTCAAGATAGCGAACCAGTAAAGCGCCTTTGCGTCCTAACTTCTTTTTGTCAGCAATTAAAAGTGTGTAGCCGTTGTGCTTCTTGTACTTCTCTAGCTGGTCTTTAAACCCTAAATAGATACAATCGCAAACGGTTGATACACGGGCGCAAGACTGGTCTGTATCGTCTCCGTGTCCCGTGACTTCTATTTGTAGTGTATCAGGTGTTTCCGATAGGTTAATAATTATCATAGGTTTTCATGCCCCCTTTCTGCTGTCATGATGGTGCGAGGTACTCCCTTTCTATCATTGCTCACATTTATTTTAAAGGTTGCCCAATCTTCAAGGAGTTGCTGACCGTCAACCTCTACACGGGTTTCTTTTAGCCCTGTCACGTTCATCTGATAGTTAGGAGTTACGATAACCCCGTTATCCCAGTGTACCACCTCATTTACAAGGGGCATGCGTGAGAAATAGTTGTTGTCATCTATTACTCTGCCAAAGCCTTTCAGCTTGCTTTTGCTGGTTAGCTTTTCAAAGCTATAATAAGCGCCCACAATCTTAAAGCGGATAAATAAAAGCGCCTTAATGGATTGTAACGGCTGATAGCTTTTGCGGATAGTCCAGAAAGTTTGGTCTTCAATGCTCTCATAATGATAAGAGATAGGTTTTAATCTTATCCACAACTTAGACAAGTCGCCTAAACGCTTACTTGTCACGTGGATATAGTATAAACCATCATCACTATAAGCAAAGTCCTGAAAGCTGAAAAGCGTGATTTCTTCTAACATACTATCATATTTTAGTATTTTAGCACTTGATAAATCTTTCATCTATACCCCTTTCTAAAAGACTTGTAAAAATAGCTTGTCGCAAACGTTGAAAATCTGGAATTGAATGTCTTTCAATTCTGCGTTAGCTTGTAAGCGTTCGGCAAGGCTTGACCCACTCCAGCCTGAAACGTTGCTTTTCGTGTCTGCGTTGTTCTTCTGGTGGTTTTCTACCAAGTTGTCAGCGTACTCTATAACCCCGTAGCGCTCAGTAAAGACTATTTCTTTGCGCTCTTGCGGTGTGGTGTTGGCAATCTGTAAGGCTTGCCCGTCCGCTTTCTGGTTGCCTACCGTGTCAATGTTCATTGACTGGTTTAAGTCCTTGATAGCCTTGTTCCTGATTTCAGCAAGATATTTAAAGAGATTGAAACACTCATTATTTAAAACTTCCTCAAGGGCTATCTGGAAACGTGCGAAAGTCTCCAAACCAATTTCCCTGTTGTAGAAATGTTTGCAAAACTCTTTCTTGAAATTGTCTGAAACTCCATTGGTTAGCTCCATGTCCTTAAATAGTTCGTTATAGGTCTGGTCTATAATCGTGTTGTAGTGCAGAAAGTCGCCGTTTTCATCAACTGCCAAGCCGTCCAGCCGTCCCGTCACGGGATTTCTATATCTGGATTTTAAAAAGGTTGCAATCGTTGCTGTTGTGTTATTCTGGGTCAATGATTGTTCCCTCCTTTTCTGCTAGGTCTAGCGCCACTTTGTCAAGGTTAAACTGCTGAATCGTTTCCGCTGGTTTTACGCTGATTTCTAGCCCGTAACATTTATTGATAAGCTCAACAAATTTTCGTCTTGACTTCCAACCTACTTCTATGTTTGCGGATATAACACCATTATTAGAAATTGCTTCTGATACAACTAACCTTTCTTTTTTGTCTGATGGGTTGTTATTTATCCCAATAAAGGTCAGGAGCTGGTTCATCACTCGTAACTTCTCATCGTGCAACTTATCCAGTAAAAATGGTGCGTCCGTCCGAAACACTTGGATATAGTCCGATAACTGCTTAAAGCTGTCTTGTCCGTCTTGGTCTTTCTGCTTATTGAGATACACCACGGGTTCAAAATTGGCAATCTTATTGAAAATATTCTTCATAGATAGCACGTTTGTATTGTCCGCAAAGATGAAATACGGTGTGATTTGTGCATTTCTATTAAGTTGTATCGTTAGTTCAATATCTGCCAACTTTTCGCAAAATAACTCTAAATACCCTATGTATGGCTCATAGAAATTATTATTAGGAATCACAATGCAAGGTCTTTTTATCTTGTCTGGGTTGTCCTCGTGTAGCTCTGAAATGACCCTAAAATCGTTTTCAGTATAAGCGATTTCCATTTGTTTAAAATAGTTCATACTAGAAGCATTAACTGGTTGATAACTTAAGGGTTGGTCGTAGTGATTCAAACGCTCGCCCCTTGTTCCACCTTGAGCAATAAAGCCAAACGTATCATCATGAAAAAATGAAACGTGACCGTTTTCAATCAACTTTCTTTCTATGAAAATCTATAAGGTGCTTTGTTCTTATTGTTCCATATACTTTTCCATCATCTTCTAACACAGGGAAGATAGTTTGGTTTG